CTTTTACCAGTGTATCCTTCAGAAAGTCAATACGGTTTGGTGCATCTACCTTTTGTAGATTTACATTGAGCAAGTTCAGTTCACCGCTGCTCTTGTCAACAGAGAGAAAGTAACCTCTGTCCTTGCCCAGTGCATTGGCATAAGAACCTAGCTGATACATATAACCAAAAGGGTCTTGGCCTTTTGTTATTGATCCGTCCTTAAACTTCTTAAACCCATACGGAGAAGCAGACTTAACATCAACCAGTTCTCCATCAATAACGCAATCAATATGACCATCAACTCCATTGACTGTGACTTTCTTTTGACAATCCTCTACACTGTGTCCTGCTTCTCTGACAAGAAGGAGAATGAGAGCTTCCAGTATGTGACCAAAGACAAATCGCATTCTGTTTGATGTCGTTAAGTTTGGTCTGTCGTACCCTTGATATTCATACCAAAGCTTACGATCTTCTCTGCCCACTGCTGAAAGCCTCATCCTTCCCTTTGTACTGTAGGAGTTACCCTCGGAGAAGAAACGCTCCATGATCTCCCCCATCTCCTCCAGAAAGAGAGCAAGATTAGACTCGTCCACAGCCCCACCTTCTTCTAGTCTCTCCTCAATATCCTGCAGAAGAGAACTAATCTTGCTCTTAGTCATGGTTTAGCCTACTAACTTATAACGAGTGTAGACCCCACCATCAGGCATTGGAACGCGAACCGAAAGAATCTCATAACCTTTCTTTCGTAAAGCTGAGATAGCCGCCGTTAAATTCTCAGCCCAGCCACGCTCAATGCTAGTCTTGCGAGTGACACGGTAGCCACTCTTGAGTGCGCGAAGTACACGGGATTGTGCAGTTGATTTAGCCATAGAGTTTCTCCTTTCCTAGAGACTTACCGATTCAAAGTCTTCTTCAACAGTCACCGTGGAGGTGTTACGAGGTTGACCCTTGAACCCACCTTCGATAACTTCAAACCCACCGTCTTTCTCATACGGAATAAGTTGTACCACCTGTAGACCGTTGAGGTACAGGACAGTCTTACCAGATGCAGGGTTCTGCCACTCGTTGAACTTTACATTGACAAGCGAACCGTTACCGATAAGCGTACCCGTGATGTCGTTACGATCTGCATCGACAATCGACGGTGGGCGCTTGGGGTTGTTCATCTTGTCAAAAGCCCTCGACTTGAAAGTGAAGTAGAAGTCATCACATATATGACCTTTGTTGTAGACAAGAGTAGGCTTACCGTTGAGCATACGACCTTTGCCAGCTGCCACGGCTTCTTCACTACCGTCGCGAATGCTTGCGTCCATGTCGAAGGCTTGAAGTACAGCACCTGCTGCCTCGTCCAGTGTGACATCCATCGACCACTGCTTGTCGTAGGGACCAGTGGTGTTGTAGATTTGAGAGGGATTGTTGGGATCAACCTTTGCCCAATATGCTTTGCCCTGAATAATACCCATGAAATATTTCTCCTTTCTGTTTGTTAGCGTGAATGGTATATAGCAGACTCAAACCAGTTTGTCAACAAGTTTTTTTCTGGAGGTGTTCAACTGTTTCTCCAGCTGGTACACGTTGTCTTTCAGGATTGTGTTCTCGTTCATGAGTTCACCGTGCACCTCAGAGATTGACAGTATCTTCTTGCCTTCAGCTGTGTCGTTGACCCTTATTAAGTTTTCTTTCTCAAGCTTGTCAAGTGTAAACGTCACCCCTTTCTCAATGTGTTGCGCCATGGATACATAGTAACCGATTAGGAAGGCCACTATGATAACCGCCACGGCTATTGCTGTGTGCATGTAAACGTCCACCTGTACCTCCTTTCTAGTGGGTCTCTGCCCAACTGGTTCCAACTTTATATTCACCGTCAAGAGGACAACGCAGTTTGTAGTAGTCACCCGCTCTCTTGATGGCGTCAACTCCTAGCTTACCTACCATATCTCCATGGTCCTTGTCAACCTCTAATTGCCACTCATCGTGTACGTTGGCAACAAAGATGGCGTTCAGTCCCTGCTCTTTGATAAGCTTGTCAAAGATGACCAGTGCTCTCTTCATCAGTATGGCAGAGCCACCTTGCAAGAGCGTGTTCAAGGAAGCGTGAACGGTGCGTATGTGGAGTGTCCTCTTGTCTAGGCCAGCGATCCACCCGCGCTCTGCTGCTTTGTTTACCTTGGTCTTGAGGTCTTGAAAGGATGATAGATTTAGGAAGAACCTGTCCATAATCTCCTGCCCCTCCGCTGCACCTTTCCCAATGATTGATCCTATCTTGGCAGCACCTGCACCGTACAGGAGAGCATAGATAAATGTCTTTGCCTGATCCCTGCTGGGTAGTTCTGCCAGCTGTTGGTTGTAGGTGTGTATGTCACCGGAGACAACCTGTGTGGTGTAGTCCTCGTCCTTCATGTAGTGGCACAGCATCCTCAGTTCAATTGAGGAAGCATCTATACCCACAAGAACTTTCTTGTCAGAGGGTACAGTCCAGCAACCCCTGCACTCTGCACCGTAGGGTGAGTACACGGCTGGGACCTGTGCCATGTTAGGAGAGGCGTGAGCCATTCTCCCTGTGATAGTCTGGAGGGTGAGCACTCTACCATGTACCCTGCCAGTCTTAGGTTTGATAGCCTCTAGCCAAGACTTTACCTGCGCCGCTCTCTTCTGTAGCATCAGGTATTCTGCCAGTACCTTGGCCTCGTCCATGTCTATGCTGGCAAGGGTGGTCTCGTCCACCACCACATTACCCTTCTCGGTGTGCTTCTCTGGCACCCACCCACGCTCCATCAAACGCTCTGCGATCTGCTTACGAGAGCCGGGGTTGAAGGGTTCGTACTTGACCTTGGTCTTCAATTGTATCTCTTTCGGCGGGAATATCTCCTGCATTTTCTCAGTGATATCGGTGAGACGTTCAGAGAAATCTGCGCTCAGTGACATAGCTTTGAACTCGTCAAGGTAGAACCCGTTGACTTCCTGTCTTGAGGTGATGGCCTTGACCTGATGCTCAAGCCGAATGCTGTCCTTGCTAAATCTACCAGACATGACAGAGGTGATGTGATGGTACAGCTTGACGGTGAGCTTGACATCGTTCATGCAATAGATACCCATGTCCTCAGTATACCCACGGTAGAAGTCCTCCTTCTCCATGTCCATCTTGGGAAACCTAAGTCTACCACCCCATGCCTCAAGAGAATTACCACCCTCTCGTCCCGGCTGTTCTAGCTGACATAGAATAAGCACATCTGTAACCTGATCCACAGGTACACGCACACCCCACAGGCTATCAAGAATAGGCAGATCGAACTGTAGAACATTAAATCCCAAAACTTCTTCGACATCTCGCATGAACTCCCTAAATTTAAGACGGTCACTTTCAAGAAAAAGACGAGTCTCTCCTGTGTCTATATCCTCTGTGCCTACGCACCAGATATGAGATGGATCAAACCCGTCTGTTTCTATGTCAAGACATATGCGTTTCATTCGGTTCCTCTACCTCGTCAATGGTTTCCAACTCTGGGTCTATATCAGGATCATCGATCTGTGTCAAGCGTCCTGTGTCACGATCATAGTGCAGGTGACAGGCTGGACCAGTCAGACCAGAGAAGCGGTTCTTCAGTACCCGGATCAGTGTGACGTTTCTCCGGTAGAGGTCAGGGTCCTGCCCGTTCCGCTCCAGACCTAGCACCATGTTACTTAGCTGACCTATGCCAGCGGTGCCGCGCAGTTCAGAGAGTGAAGTGTGACCACCCTCTTCATGTGGCTTACCAGCGGGGCGCTTGGAGTGACTGACCATGCCCAGCCAGATGTCCAGTTCAATGGTCAGGGTCTTGAGCTTGGTGGCGATCTCGTCCAGAGCCTTGCGCTCATCACCTGCGCTCTGGTCACTGACAAGGATGGAGATGTGGTCAAGGAAGATGTACCGACAGTCACAGGAGTAGCGCATGTACCGTATGGTGTTGATGATGGTGTCGATGTCATTCGATCCAAACGAGTCGAAGAACACGTACCGTCCTGTGCCTAGGGTGTCGGCAAAAGCATCGTCCCACTCCTCCTGCGTAAATTCTGTGGTGGGCAGGTGCAGAGGCTTGCCAGCTGACAGGCTCATCATGCCCCGTGCAGCGTCCTCCAGTGGGTCCTCCAGAAACAGTAGACCTATGTTGTCCTCGGTGTGCTGTTGTATGTGGTAGCTCAGTTCTCTGAGCACCTGTGTCTTGCCCATGCCAGAGCCAGAGGTGATGGTCCACATCTCTCCTTTGCGAATACCATAGGTCAGGTCCTGTAGGCCATCCCACGGGAGCGCAAGACTTTCCGGTGTGGGTTGGTTCATCAAGCGGTCTAGCAGGTCCTCGCCCCTGACAATGTTGGCAGGTGTGTACCGCTCTGCACTGAACCACAGGTTGGTAAAGTCCTTGTGCTTGTTCTCCTTCAGGTACTCGGAGGCGTCCTTCAGGTGCAGCTTGACGATCTTGGCCTTGTTGGGGAAGAGCTTGGCCACAGAGGTGGCGGCGTTGATACCGTCCTCGTCATTGTCAAAGCAGATGGCAATGGTGTCAAAGCTGTCTAGGTATTTGTAGTTCTGCTTGCAGCTTTTGAAAGCGTTACCTGCACCGTTCTGAACGGACACAACAGGATACCTAGAACCTAGTAGCTGATAGCAGGACAGTGCGTCTAGTTCTCCCTCGACAATGGTCACAGCCTTGGCAGAGCCAGCGCCGAAAAGGTGTTGACCAAACAGGGCGGCAGACTTGGACGATCCCTCCCAGAGGAAGGACTTACCCCTGCCTCTGACCTTGTTGGCAACGTGTATGCCAGATGCGTCATGGTATGGGTAATAGTGGTTGACTTCTCTTCCTTGGTCATCGTGCTTGACGCTAACACCAAAGAACTTGGCAGTGTCCTTGGTGATCTTACGATCAGGGATTTCTGATATAACACCAGAAGATAGATCAGTTGATTGTGTTAGTTCAGGACTTAGAGCGTTCATCTGTGTTGGTTCTCCTTCGTTGTCATCGTCTATTCCTAGTTCTTTGTTGGTGTACCATTTCTTATCACATTTACCAGAGAAACAGTAACCACCGTCCTTGTAGTAACTGAAAGCATCTGAACTCTCACCACATGGACACGGCTGATGGGACTTTACCAAATCAGTCTCAGGGTTGTCAAACACTTTTTCACATCCTTTCTAAGATATATATTTATATAAATATTTATTATTATAATTTATATAAATATATTATAATCAACATTAGGGGAAAGAAGGGAAGTGACAGTGGCACAGTTTTAGACATAGTTATCCTATTGACAAGAACCACTACGGCACTCATCCCTTCTCTTCCTCTCTCAGTAACCCAGTGTCAGTAGCGCAATCAGACAACAGGCGGCGTAGAAGTAAACTACATAGTACATTTGCACCTCCTTGTCAACTCTTTTTCTAATGCCTTTATTCTTTTTTCGATCTGGTATTTCTCATACCTGTCCACCGCTGTTGATCCCGCGCTTGCACCTGCCATGACAGCAGCACAGCCCGACAAAAGAAATACAATCATGGGTAGTAACACCAGTGACTTCAATGCACGGTCCACCATTCTGGTGTACGTGTGTACGCCCACTTGGCAAAGTATGCCTTCTCCCCTATGTAGTAGTTACGATAGGCTTGGACCGCATCATCTGGTACTTTGTACTGGTCAGGCATACATTGAGGTGGCTGGGTGTACGTGTTAATAGATGAACTTGGCACTAGCGGTGGGTTGCCGTTAGCACGTAACACCCATCTAAGAAAATAGGGTGGCTCCTTTAGCACCTCTCGTAGCTTAGCATCTGTCTTGTGCACCTTGTTAAACCTGTACGTGTACTCGTCACAGAGGAACTTGAACAGGTGATAGGTCCACTCGTACTGGAGCAGTGATCCTCTGACCCACTTGGTGGAGGGGTGGTTGAGGTGAGCAGTCTTGTACATGCCCAGCTTGTCTGCTTGCTCGTCACCGTCAAGGGACCTGTGAGCAGTACACAGCATCTGCGCTGTCTCCAGTATCATCTTGACGCAGTGCTTATCACAGTGCATCTCAGCGGCTCTGAGGGGGTCAGGGTGTAGGTAGAAGATATTCATTAGTCTAGTCTCTCCTTCCAGAATTTCTTTGTCCACTGGTTCTTGGCCCAAGGCGACAGACAACTCCATGTAAATGTCACAGGGCCAGTGTCCTTGTAGAACTGTTCTATATCATTGTCAACCATCTTCTCCAGAGGTGACATAATTGATAGGCTTATCATCTGTACATGAACTCAAACTGTAACTGTCTGGGATCATCAGGTATGTCTAGCTCCTCATCAGGCAGACCGACCTGCCCCTCTGTCTCTATGAAGTTGAGGAAGTCATTGACCTCTTTGATTGGCACCTCTGTCAGAGAATACTCAACGTCTGCCACGCTGGTCATGTAGTCCCACAGGTCACGCGGTATCTGATCGTGATCGGTGTAGGAATATAGTTTTATATTACTGGCTGTCTCGCTCATCTTCGATTCTCCTTCACTTCTTCAATGACCCATGTGTAGTGGTCATGGAGCCAGTGCTCCCCGGTCTTGGACACAGGACTGACCTGCGCCACTGGTTCAGAGGAGAGGGAGGAGATGGGCTTCTCCACCCACTTGACCCACTTCTGGTCAGCGGGACGGCGTACCCATTCGGTACGAGGGAGGTTAGAGGGACGAATGGTGATCATGTGTATGATCCTCCTAGGTAAGGGTTGGTAGTAGTGATAGGCAGTTTATACACTTGCCTAGGTGTCACTGTCAAGCGGCAATCAGCGAATGTGCATCTCCAACCGTTGGAACGCTCCGCTGTTCATCCACCTGCTGACCTGCCGGGACCTGTCCATTAAGGATCGGGTCACGTTATCGTTAGAGGCAGACCCCTTGACAGGGAACTCCTCGGAATTGTGAGAGGAGTAGTAGGTCAGGGCAGAAGCCAGCGCCCAGACGTTGGAGCCACGGGTCTTGACCTCTGTAAGGTATTGATCTTTCATCCTTTCCTGCATTCTCTCGCTCATACCGGGGAGTGCTTCAATGGTGGCGTGGGCATCTGTCACCATGATGTCAGTGGAAGCCATCACCTGATACCGTTGGATATCCCGGTAGAAATCGCGCACCACCTTGTCCATATCTAGGATAAAGTTGGACAGGTTGAACCCGGAGGTGTGGCGCTTGTTTCCCTTGGTATAGTCACCGGAGATCATGCCGTTGGTGCAGAAGAAATCTAGCAGGCCAGTGACAAAGCCGTTGGATGTGGAACCGTCATAGCTCTGAACAAGGGCAACGGTAAGCGCCACCTCTGTCTGGTGCTTGCGTGTCTCAATAGGTTTGGAGAACGCAGGGAAGGTGTACTTCCGGGACCTGACAGCGGAACCGTGGGACATGCTGTCGCTGATCTCCATGTCCTTGAACTTGTCATTGGGCAGGGCGTTCAGCAGCATGGCCTCTGTGGCCTCTGTGAAGTCGCGCATCTGTGTGACCTTGTACCCGTCACCCACCACACCTGTGGGCGCACCTGTCCACGTATCAACTAGCACCTTGTGATTTTCTAGCCCCGTAAGCTTGGTGCTCAGAGAATCGACAAGTTGTAAGTCACTGCCGTGGTAAGGTTCGGGACGCTCATACCATAGGTCTTGTGCATCGACAGGCGCAAGAAAACGCTGGGCTTGCTCTGTCTGGTTGTGTGCATTGAACAGGTCCTGCGCTGTCTGTGCAGTGGGTGAGCGAAAGCTAAGTACATCATTCATGTCATTGTTTCCTTGTGTTGTGTTTCAGTAAGTGTCTTCGTCTTGTATAGATTTATATTCCACCGTCCCGGTAGATGTCAACAGCTTTTTTAAGTTTTTTTCTGTTGTATTTTGTCTCCACCTTCTGGACAGGGTGACCCTTGTCCCACATAGCCTTAGCCATGGGGTTACGAGCAGGGGTGCGCCGCTCTATCTTGTCCAGTCGTTTGCGTTCACGTTTACGCATGGCCTTGGCCCTCTCTTCTATCTGCGCCGTTAGGAAGTCTTCTAGATTTAGCATTTTCATATTCATTGTACCTCTACAATAGCGTTATCATCTGTCTCTATCCAAACCACCGCGCCACAGGGGAGCGGCTTATCAGGACTATAGATTACCCTTGCCTTCCCGTCAATAGCTATCTCTGTGGCCTTGATGTTTTTGTTATAGCTCTTCATGGTCAGGGGAGGTGTGCGCTCCCCCGACTTCCGGTTTGCCTTGATGATGTGTTGATTAACGTGGATCACCTGACGTTTGGCCATGGTCAATAGTCCTCCGGGGTTGCGTCAATGTCCATGGATAAATCATGTAGGGCATCGAATGCCTGATCTACAATCTCCTCCGCGTATATGCTGAGAACCTTGGTACTGGCCTCCGGGTGTATAGCCGCGAGCCACACCCGAAGGTTACCTTCCAGCGTCTC